TTAGTCGCCCTTCGTATTCAATCATCGCAACTTGATCATCGGCATCCTTCGCCATTTCAAGCGCAATCAAAGCCGGAGTTCCGCTACTCGCCACAACACCGTTGTACCGATAGGCTTGCTGGGTGCTAGCCATGGCCCTGCCAAACTCTTTGGCAAAAGCTTTTTTCTGTAACCCCGTGTTGATTCCCGCCAAGATCTTATTTTGATCGGCAATATCTGCATTACGCTCATCAACAAGCGCATTGAAATTTGCTGCGTTTTGTGCTGCTTTGCCAGCGGCAATTTGACCTCTGGCAGTCATCACACCGCTTGCGCCTATGGCAATAGCTGCTGTTACTGGATCGCCCATGCCTTACCTATCAAATGTCTGTAACCGTGGATAGATAGCCAAGATTGTCAGGGGCAAAGCCTGATCTTGCTTTACTACAACAAATCCATCTGAATCATACCCCGATGGAAACTCAATGTCTTTATCGCCAGTGAACATGGGAACAGCCGAATCCATTGCCATTGAGCTATCCCTGAATGGAATTAACTCAAGCGTACTTTCATCCGGGCCAACCTTCGCACCTACTGAGTTAAGTACACGCAACGTAATATCCCTAATTCTTTTGGTTTTACCCTGGCTAGTACCTTCAACGCCACCAGCTTCAACGCGCATGGTCTGAAGAGTTGATGTGTACGAAAGACCTATGTGGCATCTAGTTGTTGATCGATCTAGCGTAATAGACCCACTGCTTACCGTTTTGTTTGCATGCGTCGATCCATTGGCTAGGATTGTGACACTCTCTCCTTCTAGATGATCAAGCCCACTAATAGTGGTAACAGCGCTACCGGAGTAAGATAGTCCGCTGTCAACGTAGAAAGCATCTTCGATATTAGTACCAAACTCAATAGGCTTCATTCGCTCTACATACCGCTTGGTTGTGCCATTGATCGTCCTAGCTACCAAGAAATACACTTCGTCTTCTGCGTTTTGCGATGGGATCACGGCCACAGATTCTGCAAAACCATAAGGATATGTAGTACCACCGCTTACAAATGTCCCGCCTATCGTATGTTCATGCCAAGCAACTACCTCTTCTTCGCGTCGATATGTCATACCGCATATCTTCCCGTTCTCAAGAACAGTCCACACTACGTTGTCAGGCTCTTGCTGAAACGCAATTTCTTTGATCAAGCCTTCAGTAATATGTTCTGCTAGCAAGGTCATATCAGGGGCAATGTAGCTATCAGTATCAAAGTTATACACTAGCTCTCTAATCTTTCTCTTTGCCCTCTGCACAAACAGAGCTACGTTTGAGACAGTAATCGGCTGAATATCTGCCGATCCATAGCTTGCTTGTCGTTTGATCTGCGTGTTGGTTGGGCTAATCGGTGCATCAATAGAGCCAGCGCGCACGACAAACTCGCCGCCCGATGTCCCGACAAGGAGCGCCCTAGATGATGTTAGATACCGAATGACGTTGACCTGGTTCGATCCAATCGTGTAGGTCAATGCGTCATCATCGTCAGTGCCAGCAGTAAAGTTCGTGAAGTCGCCAGCAACAGAGAAGAATATTGTTTGTGGACTTTCTAGCGTATTTGCAAAAACCAGTCTTTGCTCAAAAAAAGAAACACACGCTGGATACCCTGTGGTATCTGAGAACGCTCCAAGCGAAAACGCATCATCAGCTTCAAGGATACCGCTGATTGTAACTGAGTCACCCGCTGCTTCATCCGTTAGATCTCCAGAAGGAGCAACCAATATTGTATCTGCCGTAACGCTAACAATCAGGGCTGAACTTTCATTATTGTTTGCATCCGTAAATCCTGAAACAGAAACCTTCATCCCAACCTTAAAGCCTTGGTCTAGAAACGATCCAGAAGAATCTTGAAATCTGTCGTTATGCTCTAACCCTGTAGCACTTGGATCACCTTCGTGCGCTGATATGGTTGTAGCCGTGTAAGAAGGCATTAGCTCCTCACGCCTATCTGCATTCTCTTTAACAGTGGCTGTAACGCTTGTAGCGCTGCTGTAAGCCGTGATCTCCGCAAATCCATCGTGTAGCTTTACTAAGCGGCCAACGTCTGTAGAAACGAATGTATCAGCGCTTGCCGTAATTGTGACTGATCCAGTTCTTGCGCTAGCCGTAAGCGTTGTTCCATCGAACAGCGGATCAAGCATTGGCCCACGCCTAAAGGCTACTTCCGTAATTGTCCACGCATCATGGCCTGTTCTTGTAATTTGCCGAGGAGGATAATCCGGATGAACGATGTACATGACATCTGCTGACTGAGCAAACTTTAGACCAGATAGATCTGCTGTTGCGTATGGGGTGGCTACCTCAATAGGTACATCGCTACCATCAACAACCTGCCCCCCATCCTTGTAGATGCGGAAATACAGATTTCCAAACTCCAGTATGTATGCTTGCTCTACATTGAACTCAAAAGGAATTAGTCGCCCAGAAGCAGAGCTAGTCTTTACCTCTGCAATAAACTCTGTGCCAGGTCTTCGCGTTGCCCCTCCTTGGGGGACGACCAAGAAGTTTTGCAATGTCTTGCAGCCGTTGAAATACTTAGACAGTTCGGTCCTGCCATCAAGCCTTGGCGATAGTTCTCCCGCTGTAAAGTTGGAGAATGATGGACTCGCTTTAGCCATTAGAACCTCGATCTAATAAAGGTGTCTGCCTCTAATCCGCCAGAGTCTGTGACTGCTGTAATACTTCCTGGCGTACCCTCTGTTGCGTCAACAAACCTTGCTTCACGCAACTTGTCTTCATATAAAATCCGCATCTGCTGAGCAAGCGTTGCGCTACCTACCAAGGGATAAGCAATATCAGCAGCTAAACTAGCCGCCAATGTTTCAATTAGAAGAGTGTCATATTGCGCAGGGTCAGTGATTCGAGCGACATACATCAAGTTCAATGTATCTTCATCGCAAAGAATCTTCCGACCTTCGACTCGATGAACGATGTCATGATATTGAAGATTTAAGACGCGCAAACAATAGGGGTCTGTAGGTAAGGTAAATGCATTATCAAACTCAAAAGATGGGGCAGTTGAGTCTGGAGCAAGAATGACCCTTGTTACTAAGCAATTCCAGGGATGTGATCTAAAAACCGCATCCCGTACAAAATCATAGCGCTGGTTACATATACGACCAGCCTTACTATCCTCGGTGAGCGAGATAATATTTGATGCGCCAATCTGATTCAGCGCACTGTTACAAATGTCTACGACAGAACTCATGCATCACCTCGCTTAGAAAAGGGGGCGCGTCCGCCCCCGATTCATTTAGTCAACAACGTAGTACATTGTCAGTTCAATAGTGCCTGTGCCAGCAGCACCGCCCATTGTTACTGTTACAACGAACTCGTTATCAGCTAACTCACCATCAAGATCAACTTCTGATCCAGCGCCAAGAGCTAAGGTATTTGCTACCTCATTACAGGTCCCTGAAGTTGACGCAGCGGCTGCTTTGTAACCAGCGGCAGCAGCAGAAACTGCTGTACCCGCTGAGTTAGTGTAAGCAGCGTAGCCTACTGACAGTGTGGTGCTAGCACCAAGTGCATCATGGCACAACTTGCCATGCAAGATGCGAGCGCCATTAGGCAGCGAGAACATCTCGATTACATCGCCAGAAGAGAGTGAAGATGCCTCATACTGAGCATGAGCGACTCTCATTGATCCGCCAATCTGGTTAGCTTGTACGAACTCAGTTGGATCATCCTGAGTAAGGTCCGTCCGGACATTTGAGTATACAGTTGCCATGATTTAGATCTCCTTATGCTGATTCGTCACAGTCAATCTGAACAACCTTCTCTTCTTCCATGCGAGTTGCCCCGAATGTAGCGCAGTAGTAAACCTGCGTTGAGTAAGATTTATCAGCACGTTCATCAATCTTAGCCATGACATCCTTGCCTACTGCAAGCTTTACGCCATCCTCTGCCCATGCAAAGCATGAACGGATGTTGCCATCTTTAGCCAAACGAGTTGTAACGTGGAAGGTAAACCCTAAGAAGGTATTGATCTCACCCTGTACCAGAGCCTTGATCGTGTTGAAGTCGCTTGAAGTAACAGTTGTGTTGTTCAACAGCGATTCAATTTGATCTGGGCCAACAGCAATGTGGCGAGGAATTGATGGATCGACAGAAGCCAAGTCCAAAATTTTCTTTGCCTGGATGAGTTTTGCCAGAGTTAGATCCGCAGATCCGTTTGCGATTTGATGGCCAGCAAGCATTGAAGTGCTTGATGATCCAGACTTACCAGTCTTAGAAGTGCCAATCGCGGCAGTGATGATTGCATCGTCCATTGCACGACCCATTGCAGCGGCAGCAGCCATTGCATAAGTCGACGTTGGATCGATCAACATACGAACTTTATCGGCATCATCAATCAGATCAGCCCATTCGTATGAATCCATCGTCACCATGCGACGAGAATGCGGAGTCTCTACGAGAGGCGTATCACCGTGGCGAGAAGTTCTCTTAACAGCGGCTGCTGCACCCACTTGATCGAAAAACGCTTTTTCACCTGTTACTGATTCTTCAGAAACAGCCCCACGCAACAATGAACCGCGCTGCTGAGAAAGCAGTTGGACGTTGCTGCTAAACTGCTGCACAAATGCAGTTGTAACTTGAGTTGACATAAGTGTCCCCTTTTACAGTTAGCTAAAACAATGTCTCGCTACCCTGCAAGGCAGGACGAATTTTTAAGTAAATGTTACGGCTTTGCCGACAGGGGCTTTCGCTTGTCCTGATTTTCTCACCCTGGATGGTTCCGCTTCTTTGGGAGCCTCAGCTTTCTCCAAAGGTTCTAGACACCATTCAAGGTTCCTCTGGGCTTCAGAGAGAATATCTCTCATCTGCGCCATTGTACCGTGAGCCAGTGTAACCCTTAGGACTTCAAGTTTGAACTCTTTGTCATCCATTGGTTATTTCCCTGAACTTCATGGCTTCTTGTACATACCAATCATGTTCTGGATGCCTACTGTCCCAATACGGGGAGCTACTGGCTGTAAGCTCTGATAATTTATCACGCGCTTGTTCTGGTGTTAACCCCCCGTTAGTTTTGATTCCTTCAAGGGTGTCTTCACCTAGGCGCTCTTTCATAAAGACACCGATATTCGACATCATTCTAATTACATCAGGGTTATCCCCAAGCAATGTGCCATCAGCTAACTCAACTTCCATTAAGTCAGATGCACCAAACTGCTCAACCACACCATTGCCTAACGCCATTCGGTCATCAAATGCTTGCCCAAATTCTCTGCGCAAATTGGTTTCAACCTCCCGAACGTGCATCTCATGATCTACAGCGGTTGATTCTTGGAAGTTTGAGATGAATTGATTATAAGACTCATACAATTTGGCGGCCTGAGTTGAATTTAATCCAATCTCATGCGCCATTTGTTTGTACCAGTTAGACATATCTGGATTGACTTCAGCGCCTTCTTGTTGCGGAAGCTCATACGCATCAGGAGATTCTGGCCTACCAAGTCGTGCATAAAACTCATTCCATTCATCGGGTGTTGCAGACTTGCCTGGAACGACAACTTTGTCTGCTCCAATCATTGACTGAGCGTGTACATAACTTTTTGCTAGCGCACCAACATCGTTGATGTGCTGCAGCGATTTATGACCCCTGATTTCTTCAGGGATGTTTGAGCGCCAGTCTTCTACAGACTGAGCTACCTCTTGCTCCATTTCTGGCGCAGAGACTTCAGCTACCTGTTCTTCACTCATTGGATACTTCCTCTGGTAATTTTAAATCGAGCAACATTTTCTGAATAAACAGCACGACTGTGCGTTGCCCTTCACAGTAGGCTGTTTCATTTGGATCGGTTGCGAATACAGTTCCGTAGATATGGAACCGTTTTTGAAGATCTTCTAAGACAATCTTGCCGTCTTCGGTATCAAATAAATGTTTATACGCATTACGCAAATCATCAGGTGTCATGCACCCTCCAGATTATCCGTTTGAATCGTCCCACTTCAGAGTAATCGTCCCGGACATCTTGTTTTGTTGGTTGTCTTCAGCACGATCTCTTATACCTAATGGGGCTAATTGTCGCACATACTTATCTTTCTGGTCTACTTCTAGTCGTCTACGTTGCACTTCAGCCATTGCTAGCTTGGGATCAGTAGGCAAAGGCGCTTCAATAATGTCGATGATTTGATCTCGCAATATCTCGGCTTGGATAGCTCTTGCCTTACGATACTGTGTATGAGCGTCATCATCTTCTTGAACATGACGGGTAACCGTTCGCCAGCTTGGAAGATCTTCTGCTTCGCAAATCCTGGTTAATGACGCACCGTCCATCAACTCTTCGCAGATTCGGTGCATTTGATCTTTAGTGACTCTCGGTTTCCTTGGCATTACATCTGTCCTACTGCTTTCACCATTGGAGCTGCAGCGCCCGCTGACTCTGCCGCCATCTGAGCCTCTTGCATTTCCTGCATCTGCTGTTGCTGCTCTGCTCGTTGAGAACGGATTTCCTCAACCTGCCCATCCCCTCGTATCGTTGTCGCAGGAACAGACAATGTTTTTAGTAAGTATTTAGCCATTCCATCGACATCGATGTAGTCAATAGCACTTTGGTCTATTTGAGACAATGGTCCGAACAACTCCAGCATACGCAGGGCGTTTTGTATGTCGCCTTGCTTCTGAGCCTTAGCCAGTGGAGAAACATATTCAATCTCAATACTTGAGTCTTGCATAAAGTCAGGCGCTGGCTGAAACGCTTTTTGGCGCACCATCAAGTTATACACACGGTTAATTAG